TCATGGGGCGTTCCCTTTCGTTGGGTTGGGTTTAATCGGAAGTTCGGTCACATCAAGCCGGCCGGCGCGCCAGTCGGCGACCTGGCGCGGCGTGCCGCAGCGCGGGGACTTGTCCGGCACGGGCACCACGCGTGGCCAGGGACACGCCTTGATGGCATCCCAGGCGGCCAGTGCGCGGCGCTGTTCATCGGCGGTCACGGCTGGCCCTGGCCATGTCGGCATGTCGTCGACCACCGGTCGAGGCCAGGGACATGCGCCCAGGGCGAGCCAGGCATGATCGATCTGCGCGGCCTGGTCGGGCGTGAACGTGACCGGCGCTGGTGATGTCTTCGGCTCGAACGACACATCCGCCGCAAAGTCAGGCCCAGCGGGCTGCGTACAGTTATTTACACGAGTCCAAGGGAACCCCGAACCCGCCGATGCGCGGGCGTCGTGCCCTTGAACTGGCGTCCATGTATGCCGAACCGACTTAAAAACCACCCCGGCCATTTGGCGGCACTGCACGCCATAGGGCATGACGCGTTCACACTCTTCATAGCGGCCAGTGACAGTCTTGGTTTCCTTGGCCAGCGTGACCATCAGGTCATCGCGTTTCACGATGGCGCCGCCTTGAGCCCGCAGATAGCTGGCCCAGCACGCACGCTTTTCGCCCTCGATCTTCTGGACGGCATCCCAGGCAGCGGCCATCGCCGGGGGGGCCTCTTGCACCATCTCTGCCGGCACGCGGCGCAGCTCGCGCCACACGCTCACAGGCGCGCCACCCCACTGCTGGAACTGACGAATGCCCCAACGGGCAGCCCAGGCTTCCACGCGGGCCGATGGGGTCAGTTCGTAGTCGCCGGCCGTGTCGGTGGTGACCACATAGCCTTCTTTGGTCTTGTGGTCGGTCACGCCATCGATGTTCTTGGCCACGTATTTGGCGATGTAGCCAGCCGCACTGCCCATTGACCAGTCGATGCGCTTCACGTCGAGGCGACGCTTGAATGCACCCGGCTCGCCGCGATCTACACGCCAGGCATAACGCTTCATGATGCGGATAGCACGGTTGGCCACGTCCTTGACGTGCGGCGTGGTGTAGCCCGGCAAAGCACGCACGAACACCAGCATATGCCAGTGCGGGCATCCATCGTGATGCGGTTCAGCGATACGGAACCCGTACAGGCCGATGCCGCGCCGGGCTAGCGCCGAGCGCGCCAGCGCAGTCATCTTGCCAAGGTACTTATTGGCCGTGCGTGGGTCCGAGCCGTCATATTTGGGATTCGGCTTGCCCGTGTGCAGAGTGGCATGGAAGCGTGACGGGCAGGACCAGGTGAGAAACAGCCCCTGGTCGTTGCATTCCTTCGCGATCATCTCGAAGCCATTGATGCGCAGCATGAGCTCGCCGCGACGAATGGTCTTATTGGCCGTGGTCTTCTCGGCTAGCTCGGCAATGCTGAATTCCTGGCCCGCCTCATTGCGCACAATGGTGGCTTCCAGCGCGGCAGCATTGCGCTTGTTCTGGGCCAGGCGCGACAGCACGGCATCATTGCTGGCGTAGGGCTCGCCGTGATAGTGGACATAGCCCAGGCGGATATTGCCGCCCTCGAAGGCCCGGCCGACCACCTTGCGCAACTGCCGGCGCCACCAGCGTGGATCAACCACGCGGGCAATGATGGCGCGCAAGTCGTCATCGTCCACTTCCGGCACGTCAATACCGTAGTCGCTGCATTCCTGCTCGATGATGTCGCGGGCGTGGGTGTCCGAAATTGCCTTCCACAGCATTTTCTTGACGTTGTCAGCAGCCTTTTCTGCCGTGGCGCAGATATCCGCATCGTCCTGAGAAAGATCGATGCCGGCCGGCACGTACTTTTCTGCGAAGTCACGGACGAACTCGAGGGCCACCGGCTCGAAGATACGGCGCCAGTGCCAGACCGACATCAGCTCTAGAGCTTCACTGACCACTCGGCCACGCCACTTCAAGGGGATGCGCGCCAGCTCCCTGGCGAACTGCGGCGACTCCGTGAACGCCTTATGCTGGCGCCGGGTCTTCGCATCGACTTTCCTATACTGCATTGAGCGCTCTTTCATAGTTCGTAATTGCACGCAGTACGGCATGGCGCATGGCCAGGCGTTCGGCTTCGGTGAAGGAGTGAATGGGGGATTCCCAGCGATCCGGCGAGAGTCCCGCCAGGGCAAGGATGTGTCGGCGTACCGGCTTGGCCGTGGCCGCCCAGGAATAGGCGACGCCAATCTGATGATTGGGCCGCTTGCGCGTGCGCAGCAGCGTCATGGCTTTTTCCAATTCAGCCTTAGCGGCCTCATCGCCTGGTGGCGTCGGTGCCAGTGCCGCACGCTCGCGCAGCAGATCCGTGACGGGACGGAATGACGCATGGTCCTTGATTCGGGCGCCGCGCATGGTCAGCCTTTCACCAGGCCGAGGGCCGACAACAATGCTGGGGCGAGTAGCAGTAAAGCCGCTACGCAGTGGGCAAATACGGTTCGCATTACCATTCCCCCAGCAGACCGCCCAGTAGCTGAAGCCGCGATGCAAGACGCTTGCCGATGACGTTCCTCCCTTCCCAAATCACGTCCCATTGGAGGCCAGTGATAGAGCGGCGGTACAGCATTTTCTGTGCGCAAAGGTACGCGGCCAGATCATCGTTGAAATACTGCCTGATGACATCCTTTGCATTCAGATTCGCAGTGGTCATGATTTTTTAGGGTGAGCGAATCCCGCGCGCGCCAATTGGCGCACGGCAGGTTTTGATTTATCGGAAGTTGGGCGGCTGCTTAAGCGGTCGCGAGGTCTAACGTCATTTGGTTCTTCGCAGCCAGAAATGCGCGCGAAGAGATGGGGATGCGCACTTCCGGGTTCGGCATGGCCGACATCGACACGGTGCGCGAAACTTCAAGCGTGGCCACGAAGGTGTGGCCGCACTCGACGTTCTGGCACTGGTAGGTGATTTCCTTCATCATCAACGACATGGTACGGCTCTTAGCCGCTCTCACACGATGTTGGCAGTGTGGGCATGGAATGCTGATTACGCGCATGGCTTCTTCCCCTCAACGGCATAAAGCACTCTTGCCTTGCCGGTAACACGCTTTGCACCTTCACGAACCGCTGCGGAAAAAACGAACTCGGCGGCGTCTTCGATTGTCTCGAATCCCTCGCACGCCATCAGTATTTCCAATGCCTCAACGAGTGCAGGGCTTATCAGCGTCAGTTCGATATCAGGCATTTTGAGGCACTAAAAAGTGGCTCTTCAGCGCCTTGGTTTGCATGTTTTGATTGATTACTATGGGCACATCACGAGCAACAACGAATTCGACGGCCATATGCAGCATCATGTCGTGGGCCAAGGTCGCCAAGTTTTCACCCTGCAGTTGGGCGAGCGACTTCATGAAAGCGTAGTTGTCGGCGTTGCAGCGGATCACGATTCGGTGATCGCGGATGTGGCGCGGATCGTCGTACATAGATTCCCCCTGGTCAGGCGGTTGCTGATTGGTGTTCTTTTTCGTAGGCCTGAATACCTTTCAGAACCATGAGGCGAAGAAAGGAAGAGCGAGTTCGATGGTCTTGAACTGCATAGGCCGAGACTTTTTCCGCCTCGCGAGAATCCAGGCGGGTGGTCATAACCACCGATGTGACATCCCTGATAGCTGGAATGTCAGTTTCATTTCTTGGTGGCAACGAAATGGCGGATGTAGACATAGAGTAAAATTTGTATACGTCACTTAGCAATGACGCAAATATAGTGCGAAATCTCGCACTTGTAAATACAAAAGGTGAAAAATTGCGTCAATTAATCGGGAGCCGCTTGAAAGCTGAGCGCGAGCGATTAGGCCTTAATCAGGCTGAATTTGCCGCGTTAGGCGGGGCATCGAAACGCTCACAAGTCGATTGGGAGCAGGGCAAGCTTGTGCCCAATGCAGAATTTCTAGCCCAGTTGGCAGGCCAGGGGGTAGATGTTCAATTCGTGTTGACTGGTATCGCTTCGTCTACAACTCTTTCACCCGAAGAAAATGAGTTGGTGATTTCGTATCGGAAACTGGATGTTCGCGGGAAGGCAAGACTGTTGGGCTTAGCCGATGGAATGAATGAGGCAGAGGCCCCTAAGGCTGTCCAACGAAATCAAGAAATTAATTTCCATGGCAGAGTGGGACATCAGGTGATTGGCGACATCACTGCTCCAGTCTATGTGGGGCGCAAAAAAAAATAGGCGCGGCATGGCGGAATGCTGTGTAGAGGCTGGGTCAAACCTTAGTCACAAAAGCAGTTGTATTGATGAATTAGAAGAACAGGTTTTACATGTCGGACAAAGTGGATTTTCATAGGGATGTCGAAAACGCGGTGATAGGCGATGTGCATCAAGTTGCAAGGCTCAGCAACGTCGTCAATCTGCATTTGAATGAGGGTAAAAAGGAAGTCCAGCGGATCACTGATTATCAGCGCAAGAGGATTAATGTTCTGGTGAAAGAGTGGGCAGCAATTTGCGGCGATAAAGAGATCGAAATTTATAAAATTTTCATCGCAGATTATGGCATCCAGTATTTCCGAGAATTACCTATCGAGCATTACACGAAGGTCAAGGAGACACTCGAAGGTTGGATTGATGCGGGTACCGCGAAAACTGATCGAGCGTTAGATCAAGCGCGTCTGCTGCCGCCGACCTGCGAACAGCACAAGGCCCATGAATGTGCGGTCTGTAGCGAAAAGGACATAGCGATCGCCCGAGCGCAGAAACAAGTGTTCATCAATTGGTTGCTAGTTTTGGTTCTGGTTATGACTTGCGGATGGCTACTCTACAAAATGCCCGCGCCGGTTGAGCCGGAGCAGGTTGCAGACAATACCTGCTATTTCGAAGGCAAGGCGTACACGACAGGATTCACTATCAGATCAGAAGGCGACTTGCGCCAAGAATGCATCTTCGATGCCACGAGCGGTAAATCGCTTTGGTCGAAACCAAGATAGTCAGTCGAAATTGTTTTCTAAAATGATCGTGACTCCGCTTTCTGGATGAGGCTACAGACTAACTAGATTTTCCTTCGACCCGATTGCGCCCATTCGCCTTGGCTCGATAGAGATGTTGATCAGCCTCGAAGAACAGGCTCTCAGGCGAGATGCTATCGGTAATCTCTAAGGTAGACACGCCTATACTCGCTGTGACAGTGCCAAAAGACGATCCACTGTGTGGAATTGCCAGATCTTGGATTGCTTGTCTTAGTCTTTCACCAAATCCCAAAACATTTTTTGGGGACATGCCCGGCAGAATGCAGACAAATTCTTCTCCTCCGTATCTCGCAGCTAATTCATTCGTAGATTGAATTGATGCACTTATCGTGGCTGCTACGCGTTTTAAGCAATGATCGCCTTGTATATGCCCATATAGATCATTGAATGCCTTGAAATAATCAACGTCGATAAGAACCAAAGAAAAAGGAATTTTCTGCTCAATAGCACGTTGAAGCTCTCTTTTAAACACCTCGTCAAAATGACGTCGATTCGCTAATTGGGTTAGGTCGTCGGTAATGCTCAGCAAATAGATTTGCTTGTTCAGTGCGAGCAGTGAGGCTTCAGTACGCTTCCTTTCAGAGATATTTCGAACGATAGAGCAATTGAATTTTTTTCCTTCAAATTGAACTAGGCTTGCGTTCACTTCAATTGGAATAATCTGTCCAGATTTGTTCCTGTTGGTCGTTTCCAAACAAACGGACCGCTTTATCTCAAGCTCCTTCCAATGATCCTTCCAGCGTACCTCGTCAAAGTCTGGATCAATATCACAGACTCTCAATTGTCCTAGCTCTTGAGATGTATAGCCTAAAAACTCTGTGGCAGCCTTATTGACGAATACGTAATATCCGTTTTCGTCGAGCCAAATAATCATGTCGCTCACTGCGTCAATTGAATATAACGCTAGCTCGGCCCCAAGTTCCGGTAATGTCGATCTCATTTGCTTATACGCCTTGATGCCTCTGCAATGCTGCTGAGAAAATATTGGTAGTCGACATTCTATTTAATTTCTTTGAGGCATCCTTCGCCCCCAAACAGCGGCATAAATGGGGGAGAAGGTACGTTTTGAGTACAGAGTAGATATGATATATCAGTGACAATGAGAAGCTTTCTAGTCTGTACTGTTCTCCCTAATAATCTCACGGACCTCCTTGATTTTGGCCCATTCCAGAGCAGCGGCGCGAGCAGCACTTTGCTTGGTGGAGTAGGTCCGTTTCAGCGTCTTGGTATTGTCGGTCATGCCCGCCAGCTCGGCGCCTTTGTTGTTTTTTGACTTGGCTTTGTCGAGCCAATTGGCCGTCACTCCAGTGATGCCTTCCTCTGGATCGTGCTCAAGTTCACGCTCGGTGTCGGCCGCTTCGGACTTGGTTTCGAACTCGATGCGCGTAGTAAAACCGCTGCCGCTGATCGAGTGCGTTACCGTTTTCGATAGCCATTCTGTCGCGTCGATATCCGCCTTGAATCCGGTGACCACCACGGGCGATTGCGGCATGATGTTGGCATCCCCCAGGGCAAGCTGCATCTCGAAGGTGGCCAAGCCACGTTCAATGCGCTGCCACTCGGCCACGGCGGCAGTACGCGCATCAGCTTCATTCGCAAAGGTGGTGCGCAGGCGCTTGCTGTTGCCAGCCTGGCCGGCGACGACACTGCGCCGCCGTCCGTATTTCTCATCCATCCAGAAAGCGCGCACGCCGCTATAAGCATCCGACTCTGAGCTGTGATAACGGTGCTGGTCACCCAGCCCACGCACCACCTTGACTACCGGCAGCGGCTTACCGCTTGCCGTGCGACCTTCGTTGATCGGCATGAATAGCAGCGTGTCATTTTTCACCGTGGCCACGGCATCATATTTCTTTCCCAGGCGGCGCAGCAGCGCAGAGTCGCTTTCATGGGTCTGGTCCAGGTGCTTGATGGCGATGCCGCGCAGGCCGGCCGAGATACCGGACGCCAAGCCATTGCCGGCAGCGATGGCATCCACTACTGCGCCAAGTGTGGTCTCATGGAAACTGCGGTCGCGCTGCTGACGGAATGCGTCGATCATGCTGGCGGACCTGGCACGAATGGTGAGCCGATCCGGTGCGCCGCTGTGCTCCACCTCAGAAACCACGAACGCGCCCTTGTCCACCAATGGGGAGCCCAGCCAGCCCAGCGCGAATTGCAGCTTGGCGCCTTTGGGCGGGATCTTCAGCTTGTCGTCGCTATCGTCCAGCTCGATATCCAACTGGTCCGCTTCATCACCCCGGCACTCGCGCAGGGTGATGCTGATAAGCCGGTCAGAGACCGGGCGGCTAATGTCCTTCTCTTCGATGACGATACGGAATGCCGGCGCGGTGGTGGTCATTGTCCGAGCCCTCCGATCTTGCCGGCGACAGAACCGGCCGCACCACTCACGGCGCCAGACACATTGCTGATAGCGCCCTTGACGCTACCCACTGCCCCAGCCGCGCCACTGACCTTCCCGACAATCGCCCCAGCAGCGCTGGTCACGCCACCGATTGCACTACCCACTACATTGCGCGCCTTGTCGGCGATGCTATTGGTGATGCCGTCGATATTGACCATATTGCGCAGGTCGGAGATATCGCCCAGGCCCAGCGCTGACAGCACGCTGTCGTCGGTGCGCTTGAGTTTGATGGTGAACTCGATGCGCTTGGCATCGCCATAGCCATCCAGCACTGTGCGTCCTTCCTCCATGCTCTCGATGACATAGGAACCATAGATGCGTCCCGTACCTTGGATCAGGAACCAGCTCTTGCCGGTGTCGGCCATCAGGCGCAAGGCGTCTAGCGAGAAAGCACTACCGGTCAGCTCCGGCGCGATCCAGCCCGACAAAGTGATGGCGTCATCGCCCTTACCGGTGAATTGCAGCGCATCGCGCCGGCCCACGCGCGAATTGCTGGCGAACTTCCACTGCGTTTGCCGTTGCAGTTCCTGGTAGGCGAGCGTGGGCAGGCTGAAGACGAACATTCCCAAGACCATCATCATGATGTGACTCCTTAATCCCAATCGGCGAGGTTCGAACGCTGGCGCGATGCTTTCATGCGGTCGCGGCGGTCCAGCTCGGCGGCCACCGCCCGGGCGATGGCTTGCTCATCCATGCCGGGCGTCGGCTGGATGATGATCTGCACCGTGTCGCCCTGGTAGACGACAGGCTGTGCGCTGCCGCTGCTGATGGGCGGACGGCTATCAAAAGCCATCGCCGGCACACTGCCGGCACCAATGGCCACGGCAGCGCCAGCACTGGCCAGCTTGCCGGCAAGGCTGCTGACGGTGGATAGCGGGCCGTCCTGGCCACGATTGAGCCCCACGGCCAGGCCCTGCATGGTGTAGTCACCCAGCTCGGCAAAGACACGGCTAGGACTATGGATGTCCAGCTTTTCCTTGAACCAGCCAATGACGCTGGCCCCCGCGCCCAGCACGGCATCCTTCACGGCACCAATGCCGCTGGTGATGCCGTTGACCAGGCCGCGCAGCATCATGGCGCCGAACTCGGTAAATTTTGCTGGCAGCTCGATGCCGAACCAGCCCAGCACGCCCGCGAAAGCCTGGTAGAAAAGCCCAGCCGGCGACCAGTTCACGATCAGCGCGGCCACGCCGGCCAGTCCGCCCGCAAAGGCGCTGCGGACCTGTTGCCATAGGTTGCTGAAGAAGCCGGCAATAGGCTCCCAACTGCGGTACAGCAGATAGGCGGCTACAGCGATGGCGGTTACCGCCAGGCCAATCGGGTTCATCAGGAACACGCGTCCCAGCCACATGAAGACCGTCCCGATTCCGCGCAGGATGGGCATGAGCAGACTGCCCTGCAAGCCGATCTTGGCGAACAAGACGTGGAGCATGGCATAGGGGCCGATGACGGAGGCCAGGGCCAGCATCAGCGGTCCCATCACCACCAGGATGGCGGCGATAGCGCTGAATCCAACAATCATGGCCCTGGCCGTGGTCGGGTTACGCTCCATGAAGCCCGATAGCGCCTGGACGGCATTGGCGGCCATCTGCAGGCCGGACGCATAGAGCGGCAGTATCTTAGTTCCCATCTCCAGCTTCAGGTCAGCCACCTTGGCCAGGGCTTCCAATTCCTTGCCGCTGGCCGTTTCCCGCCCGAGCTTGTCCAGTTCGTCGATATTGGCGGCGCCCCGGTTCAGTTTCTCGTTTTTGTGGATCTGCGCGCGCTGCTGGTACATCGTCGAAAAGAGCTGCGCGGCCGTGCGGTTCGAGAAAATCCCGCCGATGGCATCGAGGATGCCTTTTTCGTCGGTGATGCCCTTGCTGGCCAATTGTGGCAACAGTACCTTTTCCATCCATTCGAATTGGTTTTCGCGGAACAGGTCCGCGCCCTTGATGGCGCCGGGGTTCAGGAACGAGACCTGCCCGGCCTTGTCGTGTTTCACTTTAGACTGATCGCCGATCAGGCCCAGGTCCGACAGCATGGCAATGGAACGCTTGGTGGTGCGGCCTTGGTACAGGTTCTGGTAAGCGCTCATCATGGACGTGCCGACCCGGTTACCGCCCATTTCCTGCACCAGAGATTCCATCTGGTAATAAAAGGATTCATCCTTGAGCCCCTTCGCCGCGATACCGCCGGTCTTAATCAGGTTCAGCCATTCACCGGGGCCGACCCGGCCGCCCGTGGCGGTCAGCACCTGCTGCACCATATTGGCTTGCTTAGAGAACGTACCAATGTCCTTGGTGCCGTTACGCATTTCGATGACCTTCAGCATGTCCATGAACTTGCGTTCGTTCTCCGCGCCCTCGGCTTCCCCGTAGAAGGCGTGATTGCCGAATTTCATCTTGGCCATCATGGGGGCGACCATTTCGGCGTGATGCGTATCACCAAAGGCGGTGATACCATCGCGCAGCAATTGCAGGTTGTCCAATTGGCTAGTGCCGTAGGTTTTCATCTCACGCGCGAACTTGATCGCCTCTGCGGTCGCGGCCGGTCCCAGACCGAGCGCACGCACCCGGCCATTCTCGGTTTCGTAGTGCTTGGCCTCTTTCAGGCCGGCCAGGAGCGGCGCACCCACGGCCGCGCCGCTGGCGGTAGCACCCACGCCGGCCGCAGCCAGTCCACCCGCCGTGCTGCGCAATTTGTCGGCGCGCTGGCGAGCGTTGGCCATGACCTGCTGCTGACGATGGCTGGCGGTCAGCTTCTTCTGCTGGTCGGCCAATTCGGCATTGGTGGCGGCGATGCTGTTCTTGAGCCAGGTCTGTGCGTTAGCGAGCTGGCGCGATCCAATGCCGGCGTCGGTCAGGCGCTCGCGCAAGGCGCGATACTGGATACCTTGTTTCTCGCTGGCTTCTTGTAGCGACTTCACGCTACGCACTGCGGCGTTAAATTCGCGCGTCATGGCGCGCGTAGGATTCTCGGTGGCCTTCATCTTGGCCGCCAGGTCGGTAACGCGCTGCTGTGCAGTGGTCAGTTCTGCACTGGTCTTGCGCATTCCCTGGTGCAGCTCGCGCAGGCCGTTGAGGTCGTTCTGTTGCTTGTTCAGCTCGCGCAGGCGGTCACTGGTGTCTTTGAGTGCCTTGCCGGTGTCTTTGGCGCCGCTGGAGATTTTCTTCAGCGGGGCGGTGATTTTCTCCATCATCGAGAAAACCACCTGCATTTTCAGTTCGTTTGCCATCTATTCCGCCCCGCTTCGTACCCTGGCGCGCTCGCGCCACTTCATGAGGTCTGCTAATTCCAGCTCATCCATCGCGGCCGGTGGCCAATGGAACACCGTCGCGATGTCGGCCATTGCGTCTTCTACTTCGATTGGGAGACCAAGGCGCGGTCCGCCTTCGGTGCCAAAAAAACAGAGACTTCCATGCCGCACTTGATCAGGTCAGCCGGGTCCATTGCGGCCACGTCGAACTGAGTCAGTGTCGGTTCGCTGATGCGCGGCAACACCACCTGAAGGGCGCTCACGTTCATGTTCATCAGATCCATCAAGCTCACGCCACGCAAGGCGCCAGACTTCGGACGGCGCAAGGTGAGTTCGGTGATTTGGGTAGTGCCGCGCGTGAGCGGTTCGTCCAGTTCGACAACAACGGTTTCGATCTTGGCGGGGGCGGTGGTGGTGGTCATGGTGTTTCCTTGTCAGAGAGAAAATTCGAAGATCCAGGCGGCCCGATGCCGCCCGGTGGTTACAGGCCGATGGCCTTGCGGATATCGGCGCGGCGGTCCACGCCGCCGACGATTTCGATACCGTTCATGAAGTCGAAATCGAAAATCACCTCGTTATCGATGGTGAGCTTGTAGGCGCTCAGAGGCATACTGAACTTGTGCGAGGTGTCGTCGCCACTTTTGGCATTGCCCATGTCCACTTCTTTATAGCGACCACGCACGGTGATTTCGACCGCTTGCACGGATGCATCGTCATCGCTCTGATAGGCACCCGCGAAGCGCAATTGCACGGCGCCATGTGTGTTGGCGGCATACTGCTTGAGCGCTTCCTTGATCAGGCCACCGGCCGTCCACTCCAATTGCATGGCTTCCTGGCCCAGGTCCGCCGAGACCGGGCCGGACATGCCGGCCGCGCGGTATTCCTCCATCTTGCGCGACAGCTTGGGCAACGTTACTTCCGTGGCAATCCCGGAATAATCGATACCGTTCTGGAAAACGTTGAAATCCTTCAGTTTGTGGGGCATACCCATATTGATGGCTCCTTGAAATAGGGAAAAAGCTGGCGGCCAGCACCTGGCCGCCTAGGCTCAGGCGGCAGCGACGCGTGCGGCGAAGTCGGCCAGGTATTGATCGGTAATGCGTTGCTGGAAGAGCAGGTTTTCCACCGGGGGCACCGGGGTGTAGCCATAGTCGATGGTCAGCTTGCCGGTCTTCAAGGTGTCCTTGTCGTTGAACTGTTCATCGAACCAGGCTTCGCCGTCGATGATGTAGCCGCTGGCCTTCAGGGAACGGAACTTGGCATTGATGCTGGCCACCAGATCCTTGACGAGGGAAGGCGTCATCGGCAGGTCAACGTAAACCATATGCGCTTCGGCGATGGTGTCGGCCAGCACTTGTGCGGTACGGGTGTAATTCTCGAAGGGGAAGAACCCGCCCTGGATTTCGCAGGTCCGCGAGCCCCAGAACCGATAGCCGCTCATGTTGATGAGGGTGGTGACTTCCTTGGCGTTGAGCACGCCGGCATCGGTGGCCGGGTCTTGCAAATCCCAGAACACGTCGCGGCTGATACCGGTCGGGCCATTCACCACCACGTTGGACAAGGTCTTGTGCCAGCCGGTCTGTTCATCGATCTTGGCGCGCAAGCCCAGGGCGTAGGCCACGGCCGAGATGCTGGCATCGGTGCTGGTGGTCGTGTCCCAGGATACGAATTCCGGCCAGATCAGCATGACTTCACGCTGGCCGAACTCGGAACGATAGGCGGTCGCGGCGACCACCGTCGCGCAATTCCAGCAGGAGGCATACACGAAGGCGCGCAGGGTCTGCGCAAGGGAGGCCAGCGCATTGGTCACTGCCTTGGTATCCAAGCCCGGCGCGCCCAGGATGCGCGGCTTGATGCCCAGCTTGGACTGCGCCGCCAGCAGCGCTTTGGCGCCGGTATAGCGGCCTTCGGGCGATACGCCACCAATCACCAGGGTAGTTTGCTCGGCTTCGTCTGCGCCTTCGGCCACGCGTACCAGCACAACCAGGGGCTTGGCTTGGGCGGCGATGGCTTCCAGCACGCGGCGCATGGTGCCGCGCTTGCCGGCCCTGGCTTGGGCGGCCACAACGTTGGTGATCAATACGGCCGTGTCCAGGGGGAAGGCGTCTGCATCGGCGTCGTCGGCCGTGACAATCACGCCGATGACAGCGGTAGAGACGGTGCGAATGGGGCGCGTGCCTTCGTTGATTTCGATGACGCGCACGCCGTGGTGGTAATCGGCTGCCATAGGGATAGCTCCTTTTGAGTTGGGTTAGGCTTGTGCCAGGGCGGCTTCGGCTGGCGCTTCAGGTTCTTCTGTCGGTGCTGGTGGCGGGATTTCTTCGATGATCCATTCGCCAGCAGTGTCGTATTCCGGGTCCATCGGTTGGAAGGGAGAAACCCAGCGCGCCCGGTGGCCATCGGGCACTTCAGGCGGCGCAATCTGGACGGCCATGTACGGCACATTGAGGCGTCCTTCCAAAGGGAAGGGGTAAGCATCCACTAGGTGGGTAAAAATGCCGTTGTCGTCGGTCTGGTAGCAAGTAGTCGGTGTCATGGTCAGAGATGAATACGTGGGGCGAAGGCTGTGTTCATGCCTCGGGTTTCAGATGCGCTGCGGGTGACCCGCGAAGAGTCAAATGTGAACTGGTTGAAGTCGCCGCTATTGCCAGTCGGATATGCAGCGTTCCCAGATGCGGCCAAAGCGAATGCACCAATCGCACTCGATTGGACATTGAGGACGGACCCGAAGGTGCCGGTGATCTTTTGGAGCGCATCAGCTTGGTAGGAGCCGAGTGTACGGGGCTGGTTAGTGTCCGCATTCGTTCCGGTGAAACGTGTTCCAACGTCGCGCAGATCGGGGAATCGGAAGGTGTTGGCATCCACATCCGCGAACTTGAAGACCTTGGTCGTCCAAGCACTAGCGGTCACGGCATGGCCATTCTGCTGCGCCCATGCCCATATCGAAGCCTGGCCGGTCTTAGAACCCAGGCCGCCTACCAAATCCGCCTCATAGGGGCGAGGCGCCACCGTGGTGCCGAACTCCAGTGCGCCGCAGCGCAAGGTACGGTAGCCCTGGAATGCACCAGTTCCTGTGACTTCTACCCATTCCAACCATCCCAGCCCAGGAACATAGATAAGCGCCGCCGCTTTTTCGGTTGGAACGGTCTGCAATATCAGAGGGCCTGTAATGATGCTGTCTGCTAATTGGCTCATGCGCGTTACTCCTGAATCTGCGCTTGGAGCGCGTCAATCTTTTGTTGAATCGACTTCAGCGCAGAGGTGTCCCCGTTGAGGGCGAAGGCACGCTGTGCTGCTGGCTGTTCCTGTTGCTCGATGGCCGCGATTTGCGCAGCGATGGTGGCGTTGTGGGCGTTCTTCGCCGCTGATTGGTCTACCTCCCAGGCCGCCCCATTCCACTTGCCGAACTTCGGCGGCTCCTGGTCGGTTAAACCGGCTTCCTGAGGTGTCAGGCCCAGACGGGTGAGTGCTTCTTTCTGGCCCGTATCGGTGCGCCAGTAGATTCCACGAAAATCAGCGACCTCACGCCACGCTCCGGCGCGGTAATCATCCGGCGCGGTGCCGTCTTCATCCAGGTAGGCCAGTGCGTGGCCCGGATTGACAAAGCCCGGCGGCGTGTCGATGGTGGCGAAAGCTGGGAGACGGAATTCACCGGACAATTGCGGATCTTCGCGGGCGGTATCGCTTGACAGCAGCTCACCGGTTTCATGGCTGTAGTGAAAAATTTGCATGGCACTCAATAGACGATGATGGGGAGATAAGCACGGTTCTTCGGTCTAGTCTCAATACCGCCATAGGAAAGCAATGGCGATGCACGGCTAACGTTGCCGCCGGACGCGTAGTCATACACTGCACCGCCTCCACCAAATACCCAGGACGCCGCGCCGTTTCCGTGGTTGTGTGATTCCACTGATTGGCCTTCTTCCGAGCCAACTTGGCGCCCTGTGATGGTTGCGTTGACTGCGCCGCCGGCCGTGGCGGCTACCGAGAGGGTGATGCTGGTTGCCGATGTAATTGATGCGACCGTGGCGCCGGCGGGAATGCCTGGTGCCGTGAGGCTCTGCCCGACATAAAGGCCCTTGGTCGTGCCAATGCCTGTGACAGCTTTGGACCCGGCAGCGAGCGTCATTAAGAGAATGGATTGGTCATAGCCACGACTACCATCTGTTGCACGTTCAAACAGGCCACGATCATCCATGAGGCCGAACGTTGTAACTCCGCCGCCATTGCCGTAGCCATGAAGAAAGAAGCGGCCGGCAGCATCTGCGGTGCTCGCGGTTGCATTGGCCGACAGCGTGATCTGGTTGGCGCTGTCGATACTCCTGATGGTTGTCCCTGCTGGTACGGTGTCATGCTCGTAAGGCATCCCTACCCAAAGATCAGTTGTACGAGAAAGGCCGCTCACAATGGCGCCGGCTGCATTCTGCGTAATGGTGCCGGTTCTGACCGGCGCCAGGACATTGAAGAGGCCAGGATACGTAGCGCGGGGGTAAGCGCTGCCATCACGCACCAGCGCCCACACTGGACAGTCCAGGGTCGGCCACATGAGGGCGGTTCCTGTCAGGGCCGTAGCTGCGCCGATGTTTTTCCTGGCGGTGTCGGCGTTGGCAACGTCTTGCAGGTTCTTGCTGGCATCCAGAGGATTGATGACTGTTCCAGCGGTTTCATTCTGCGCCACCGTGATGCGCGTACCCTTGGGATATGGCTTCGCAAGGATAAGACGATTGATACTGGCGATGGTGTAGTCAATGTCCTTATCCAGGCGAGCGCCACCGATGAAAACCACAATGCCATTAGTGGTCACTTTCATCAGGTCCACAATGGTCTGCTCTGCGGCCAAGGTAGTAGATTCTTCCACTGTACTGACGTTGATCCTAACGCCGTCGGTCAGGTCTACCCATTCCACGTCCCCACTGGTATTGGTTTTCTTACGCAAGACCTGGCCCACAAGGCCACCAGGAATAACATCGGCTGGGTTATGCGTATGAGCTTTCTGCGCCGCGTAGCTTTCAAGATAGCTACGAGTCGCCAGTACCACGCTGGGATCAATTTTCAGTTCAACATTACCCGCGCTGGTCATGATGATGACCATGCGTACCACTTGGGTACGGCCGGAACCTTCGGCGAGCTGGGGCTTGTAGGTTGGCGGACAATTTCCGTAGGCAATCAGATCGCCATCTTCGTCATACAGGCCCAACTCGCGCATCCACCAGCCACCCTCCTTCTCGGGAATGACAAGTTCAGCGATCAACTGATTAGTATTGATGGGATCGCGTGAGAGCTGGTTCAGCAAGGCTTTGTACTGCTGGTTATAGAGCTTGGTGCGGCTCCTGTCTGGCGTAGGGACCACGCCCCCACCATCACCCACAGCCATATGTTTGAATCGCAAGGGAATGCCCAAGGCTTTGGCATTCGCGTCCTTCGCCTCTCCTACAGCCGTCAGGATGCAATAAAAATTCTGTGCCATTTCTTCCTCAGTTAATACGTGGGGTTACTGTCATGGTGTCGATGATGTGGACGCAGGCATAGAATCCACATCCCAGAGATAGCTCAATGGGGCCGGGCGAATAGGGATAGACGGTGGTCTCATCACCCAAGAACGTCGCCACAGCAATACCAGCGATCCCCCTGACTTCCAGATGGATCGACAAGCCGGTGAGATGCCGCGACAGCGGCTTGGCATCATCAATGAGGCGTTCCATCTCAAGGAACATGTCATCGGTAATGCCGGCGTCCAGCACGCCGACTTCCAGCGCGAAGGTGCCACGCTGCCCGCGTGGTTCGGTTTGCCACCATTCGCGAATCTTGATGATGTAGCCCAGGGACTCGACCACGCCGCGCACGGCGGCAATGGTCCCCTTGTGCTGGTGGATATAGCGGGCGGCCTTGATCGTGCCGCGCTTGATCGACTCCGGCCAAGCGTCGTCCCAGCGATCCACTGAAAATGACCAGGCTAGGAAGGGCAGCAGATCGACCGGGCAACGGTCGGCATTCCATAGGTCTCGAATGGGTACGGGAGTGCCCGCCAGCGCCGCGCAGGCACGCGCCATGGCTCGCTCCAAGGGCGTGGTATTCGGTGGCAAGGTCGGGACGGGGTTATACACGGTCCACCTCTTCCAGTACCTCGGCGGTGATGCGAATGCCGGTACAGCGCGCGGCCTGTGTCCGTCCGCACAGAATGTCTGCGGCCGGCGATTTCACGAGGACATTGCGCACGCCCTCGACCTTGAGCGCAGCCACGTACGCATTGCGATAGACGCTGTAGCCCAGCGGGCGCAGCGGCTTGGCCATGAGCGCAGCGTTTGCCCTGGCGGCATTGAGCGCAATCGCGGCTTCCGGGCCTTTCTCCACATACACCACGGCTTCCAGCTCGTAGTCCGTGACCTGGCCCTGTACGACTGAAACCAGATCGCCCAGCGGCCGGACATCCTCGGCCGAGAGCGCCGCATCGACAGCCTCCAGCAGATCGGCCGGCGCTTGCCAATCGGCCGAGTTGGCCAAGACGGCCACCACGACTTCGCACGGCGCCGGGCTGACGGCGCGCGCGTCCAGCACACGGCCGTCAGCGCTGCGTGCGTGAAACTCATAGGCATTGCGCGGTCCGGCCGTCGATAAGGCATCGGGTGCTTCCTGGATGCGCAGCCGGTAGGCATCATCGCCTTCCAGCACTTCGGGCACGGGCGGCGAGGCATCAGGATCAGCCTCGATCAGCACCAGGCGCTTGACGTTGGTATTGGCGCCGATTTGATCGAGGTCTGGACCGATGGCGAATGCCAGCATGACCGCCTTGGCGGCATCGTTCACCCGGTTGCGCAGCAGCAGCTCTTGATAGGCGTTCTCCTGCAGCAGCTTGGTGGCCGGCTCGGACTCCAGAGACAGCACATTGGCGGCGGCTTCGCGCTGGTCTTCCGGCAGCAGTGCAAGGACGGCCGCTTTGCGATTGGCGAGGATGGTTTCGTAATCGAGGCTTTCCAGCACTTGCGGCGCCGGCAGCAGGGACAGGTCGATAGGCGAACTCATTGCACCGTCCCTTCCCGGACCTGCACAGAGAATTCGACGGCCAGGCCGTTGGTGACGCCCCGCAAGACCACGGACACGGCGCCGGTAGCATCCCGGTTCAGATTGACCGACGACAACGAGATGCGTGGTTCCCACAGCGCCAAGCGATAGGCCACGGCGGCATAGATGCGCATGACGGTAACGCCATTCAGCGGCTGGTCGATCAGCTCGGGGATTTCGGAACCGTAGTTGCGGCGGTAGATGCGACTGCCCAGCGGCGTCATGAGAATGTCGCGCACGCACTGGCGGATGTGGTCCAGCAGGGACATGCTGCGGCCGGTAGAGGCGTTCATGGCGATCATGGCAGCGGTGCTCCTGACTTCTCATCGCCGCGCTTGACCTGGCCATGCGGGTGATGGCGCAGGCTGATATCACCGGCCATCACGTCGCCTGTTGCTTGCACCTGGCCATCGATGACCATCGCGGCGCCACCGTCGCCCCCTTGAACCCTGGCACCATTGTTCAGCGCGCTAAAGCCTTCCACCAGCAGATTGCCCTTGATGGTCACATTGCCTGTACAGGTGGTTTGCTGCGCGTCGGCGGTCACCGCATCGGCTTTTACCAGGGCCGAGCTGCCGGCCGGAAGGATGGCCGACAACGTGTGTCGTGCGAAGTCGTACAGCACCAGGGCACCATCGGGGTAGTGGATGGAGCGAATCTTGAGAGAGGATTGCGGAGCTGGCGCATCGGCCGAGAACAGGCCGGCCAGGACTTTACCTTGCGTCAGGTCGCCATTAGGGGAAAAGATGATGACTTGCTCACCGATGGACGGCGGGCACCAATCGATGACATCCCCGGCGCGCAGCGCTATCCACTGCAGCCAGGTGGTCAGCAGCGAGGGAGATAAGCGCACGCGCACCTTGTCCGAATTGACCTCGGCAATCTTGCCGGTGCGGATCAAATTGGGGATGGTGCGAACGAGTTCGGAGAGGTCGGGCGTCATGCAACCCATGGTGCCGGATCGCGCGCGGGAAGGCACGAACCGGCGGGTTGATAACGATTTATCTAACTAAGTAGGCGAGCAACATAGGTCCGATATTTCAATATTAGAAGGTCTCCCAGTTATCCTCATTTTCTTTTTTCTTGTTTTCTGGAGTGGGTAGAACCTGTATGTTTTTCCCCGTTCCATTTAACGTTCGTTGTTGCTCGCGCTTGGCGCCAGTCGTGGAATGCGGAACGACCTTCGCTGCTGGCGCTTGAGGATGATCTAATGCATCGATTCTAAATACACTGACTACCGTAGACAGGCGTTTCGCTTGATCTTGCAAAGATTGGGCTGCGGCAGCAGCTTCCTCAACAAGAGCTGCATTTTGTTGGGTTACCTGATCCATTTGCATGACTGCTTGATTCACCTGCTCAATACCGTCGCTCTGCTCCCGGGTAGCTTCGGAAATCTCGGTAACTATGTTAGTGACTTGCTGGATGCTGGCAACGACCTCGTTCATCGTCTGTCCAGCTTCCGCGACCAATTCACTTCCAGAACTCACTTTATCGACCGAGTTCTGGATAAGTTCCTTGATCTCTTTTGCTGCAGTTGCAGAACGCTGCGCCAATACGCGAACTTCTGAAGCAACGACAGCAAATCCCCTACCTTGCTCACCAGCCCTTGCAGCTTCGACCGCAGCATTTAAAGCAAGGATATTCGTCTGAAACGCAATACCATCGATTACGGAAATGATATCGACAATTTTATTGGACGAGTCATTAATAGAACTCATCGTTTGAACGACCTTTTCGACAACGGTGCCACCTTGTTTTGCAATTTGCGAGGAATGCAAAGCGAGCTCACTTGCTTTACGCGAATGCTCTGCGTTTTGTTTTACCGTCGAAGTTAGCTCTTCCATGGAAGATGCGGTTTCCTCCAGCGAACTGGCTTGCTCTTCCGTCCGAGATGAAAGATCCAAATTGCCGGTGGCTATTTGCGTTGATGCGGTCACCATAGAATCCGTCCCGTGCCGGACCTCCTTAACGATGTCTTTCAACTTCTGATTCATCACTGCGAGGGCTTGCAGCAACCTGCCGGTTTCGTCTTTTTGTGATTGTTGTATATCGGAGGTTAGATCTCCTGCTGCCACCTGTTCGGCCACAGACAAGGCTTGGTTAAGCGGCGATGTGATTCCGCGAGAAATAAGTAGTGCAACGAGAACAGCGAAGATACTGGCAACTAATCCGCTTGCCACCATGGTCAGACGAGTATTTTCATAATTCTCTTTTGCTTCGACGACCGCCTGATTCATTAACTCTTGTTGTGTATCGGACAGGCCATCTAGTTCCTTCATGTATTTCTTTTGGAGCGGAGCCATTTTCGTCCGCAGCAGTTCGACAGCGCTATCTCGATCATCTAACTCCTGGAGTCGAATGACTTCCAGCATCACAGCGCTATACTCACCACGAGCTTGGATAACCCTTTCGAGCTGCGATTTTGCTTTCGGACGAATGATGAGTTGGGTGAGCTGTTCGTACAGCTTGGTGTTTTCTGCTAAAAGCCGATCAGCTTCGACTTTTTCCTGAGCGGCTTCCGTGCGATTTGATGAAATTAGCCGGTTGCGTACCGACAGCGCAATATCGTCTGTGTTGCTTGAAATCGTATTGATGATGGCGACCTTCTTGTAGCGGTCATTTACGACATGGTCCAAAGATTCATTGACTTCTGACAGCCGTGATAACCCCAGTATCACGATGCAAATGATTATCAAGACGAGTGTCGCGAAGGCGATACCTAGTCGAGTACCTATGCTCAGATCTTGAAAACGCATTATTTTCCCCATTGAAATAATCTGTGCGAACACTGGCTAGTGTTCGAGAGCTTTGGCGAAATCTTGTGTTCTTATGATGCATAAGATACATGGATCAACTGGACAATCAACTCGATTTTTCTTTTTTCCCAGCTTTAATATCGCGCGTTCTCTTCCAAAGAGAAAAGAATAAATTCGCGAATTCTCTCTGTATCAATTGGCGAGAAACCAAGCAGTCTTCGCGCAGGATATTTGTAGCTCAGACCACGCGGCGCCACCTTGTCTTGCAGCCCTTCATGATGCACGCGAGCAATACGCGCCACCTTACCGAAGAAACCGACCGATGCCTGATTGGCGTCTGCCTGGATCTGTAGGTAAGTATTCGTGCGCAGCTTGTTGAACATGGTCGCTTTCTGGCGCTTGATCCTTCCTGACTTGCTGCGCAGTTCCTTGCGATTCTTGCGTGCAGGATAGGGCGTGCCATCCGGCGCTATCTGCTGCGCAATCATCCTGGCGTGCTCGCGCCGCAGGTCGTTGGCCACCTGGCGCACGAGCTGGCGCCGTTGTGCTGGCTGCACCTTCGCGATGAGGGCGGCGGCCCATTCTTCCAGTCGTTGCAGGTCGTCACTCATGGCAGCTTCGGCACATCCCATTCGGCCAGCAGGCTATCGCCCCGGTAGAGCTGCCAGAAGTCATCGGAAAAGGGCGGGGTGAGCTGCGGTTCAGCTGCATGGCTAATTTGCAGCCGGCCACCATCCTGACGTTTCACGATGGTGCGCTCGGTGAGCGTGAGCTTGATCGACAGATCGAGAGATTGGGCGCTGTTCATGTCCACCTCGAAACGCACGGCCTTCTTGGCATTCTCAGGATTGGCGAAGGCTTCTCGCTGGTGAACCCGCATCCAGGCCAAGAGAGGAACAAACACCACATCAAGATCGAGACCAAAATCGGTCAAGATCAGGTTCAGCACGTATTCATACTCGAAGGACAGGCCCGCCGTCCCGGTGGCGCGGGTGCCGCCCTCATCGATGAAGATGTGCAGCTTGTCCGGGTTCTGCGCCAGTTCCTTAATGGCCTTGCGCAGGTAGTCCCGCAGATTGTTGGGCTTGTACATTCAGTTTTTCTCGCAAGGCATTGTAGGCATCGATCAGGGCATTGGCTTGTCGGATGGCGTCATCGCCTTGGCTGGCGATGTCGTCAAGAAACTCTGCTGCCGCTGGCGTAAGTTCGGCTCGCGCTTCCTGGCCAGCTCCCCCGGTAGTGGCGGCATCTGGGCAACTGGCCCCGGCTGGCATTGCAGCGGTGACGGGGACTGACAGCCGGATAGCGCCACTGCGCACGCCAGCAATAAAGGTGTCTTTCTCATGACGGGCACTGTCCCTTTCGTTGGTGAGCTTGTCGGTGATGGCCTGGAGCGCATCACGGGCATTGCGTTCGGCCTGGAGCACCTGCTGAGTACGTTCGGCGCGAGCGTCGGCCGCTGCCTGGTTGGCGGTGGCAATGCCTTCTTTTAGGTGGTTGATGTCGGCATCCTTACGCCAGCCCTGGATAGCCCAGCCAGCCGAGAAACTCGCGCCCAGCAGGCCCACGCCAAGCACCATCCGCAAGCGTGTGCGCCATGCTTGCGTGAGCGTCATGCCAATACCCCACCGGCTTGTACGAAGGCCAGGTGCAGTTCTTCGCTGGTCTTCGGGATGGGCAGCACAATTGCCTCGCCGCCTTCGCGGAGGAACGCTTGTTCCAGATCCGCATAACGGTGCTCAAACTGGCCGTAGCCAGCACCCGGCAACGACGCCCAGATGTTCTTGCACTTGGCGATCGCGTCACTCAGGCGGCCGGCATCAATATCGGGCAGCGCCCGGCACTCCTTTATCTGTTGCAGGGCGATGGCATCCTGCACATCCGGTGCAAAGCCCTTCAGTTTCAGTAGGGGCGCGTAATGGTCGTAGTAGCGCATCAGCAACTGATAGCCACCGGCTGCGGTGGACCACACCTTGTAGCGCGGCAGGTAGACCCGCACGCGCGGATGGTCGGCATAGCTGGTAAAGCGGGTGCGGCCGACAATCTGGTCATAGCCTCGGTCGCGCGTGGTCGGGGAATTCGAGGTGCCTTCAGAAAAACGGATCATGCCCAGGAAGGCGCGGCGGTTGTCGAGTGGATTCACAGCGTTTCCTTCACGTCACGCGCCAGCTCGGCAATGTCCTTGCCCTGACGCCGTTGGAACCACAATGCCACGGCCCGCGTAACCCACCAGGCCGGCGCGCCGACCATCAGATCGACCGGCTTCGGCCCCAGCACGGTGGCCACGGTGGATGCATGTTGCACCAGCAGCGAAAACGCCAGGTCACCGAACATGATCGAAAACGCGCCCGCGCAGGCCAGGCGCACCACAAATTCCTTCTCATTGAAGGAGCCATCGGCATTGCGCGGCGGCAGGACGATGTACAGCAGCGCAGCACCTGCCATGCCCAGCACCGCCTTGATGCCGTAGATTTTCAGGACGGCAGCGATGCCGCCCGCGGATTCTGCTGCCATAACTTGGTTTCCCCTTGTCAGTGATTTGGTATTCATGTGTTCAGTCCCACAGGCTGATGCTGTCTTGCGTAGTGGCCGATGCTTCCAGCGCGGCCGGCAGCGTGACGATGGTCCCAGCCGGCAACACGGCGCCGAGTGCGGCCAGTGCCGGATTTAAGGCCAGCGCCTGTTCCACGTAGCCGCTGCTGGCGCCCAGGTAGCGAAACACCAGGGCATCGAGCGTGTCGCCCTGTTGGCTGCGTACCTGCATCAGATCAACTCCACGGTGGCGTGCGTGCGGCCGAGAATGTCATTGATGGCCCAATGGCCATTCCGGCGCTGCACGTCCGGCGCGGTATCCATCCATTCCATGTTTTTCTTGTCGGTCAGGGCGCTCGCCGTGGTGTCGTAGTCCCGATAGCTTTCGAAGATGTCCGCCTTGGCGAAGCTGTAGACAGCGCGCCGGTAGTGCGCGACGTACTGGCTTTCACCGTCCACCTTGAGCGCGGGTACCTGTTCCAGCGTATGGATGCCGCTGGCCAGGTGGCCGGCTTGCCACTCTCGCAGCAGCCGGTTAGTGGTCAGGATTGCGTCCACCAGCGCCGGGCGCAGGCGAGCATCCGTGACCGTTGAGTCCAGCCGCATGGCATCGCGCATGGCAGACATACTGATGTCAGGGAAAAAGCCGTCATTGGTGATGCCCTTTACATCGGCCGGCGTGGTCGGCCCCGTTATCACCGGTATGTCATCGAGGTAGTTCATGGTCTTGGAGAGAGTGGGGGCGGTGGCCGGGACATCCGACGAACTGTGTCGCTTCCGTCCCGGGCCGCCCTGCGCCGTGGGGTGCTCTTTACTTGGCCGGCTCGGCGAACTTCTTCAGGCGCCGTTCCAGCCGCTCGATTTCCTTCTTGACGCCGGCCGCCTGGTGCAGCTCGCTCGCACGGTTGAGGTGCTGGAGTGCGGCCGTGGCCTGGTCGGCAGAGGCCGCCGTGATGTTCTCGGCGTCCCCCTGATTGACCAGCTCCAGTAGGGCCAGGCCCAGCGCCTTATGCACCTTGGCGCGCGCCTGGTCGGGCGTGTCGGCATTGCCGGTCATGGCCAGCACCTGCTGCAAGATGTCGGCCGCGCGCGCGGGGTCGTCCTTCAGCTTGCCGCCCAGGCTGGCGCCGGCAAAGTCATCCTGCAGCAGCGTGGGCAAGGTGCGGTTATAGCGATCCGGCAGAGTGAACCGGTGCTCCAGCGCATAGGCCGAGAGCTGCAAGGCCCGTTCGTAGTCGCCGACATCGATGTGCCACACCAGCACGTTCACCAGCACTTCATCATGAGCGCCACGACCGGCCGACAGCACGCCATCAATCCAGTCTTGATAGGCCGGCAGCATGGTGGCCTTCATCTCAATCTTGCGTTCGATGGATTGGATGTTGGACAGCGTGCGGCGGTCTTCGTGGAGCTTCATCAGCATCAACTCATAGGCGCTGCCGGTGGTCACGCCGCCAGGCTCGCCGGCAGCAGCCGCCAGCTTGCCCAGCATCCGTTCCCGATGGCGCGCAGCGGGGGACAGGCGCGACATCAGGCACCGCCCGCTGCCGCATCCTGCAGCACCACGTTTTCTACCAAGGCGGCCAGGCCCTCATCCTCGATCACGTAGGCGTCGTTGGACGATTCATAGTTTTCGATGCGGTCGGCCTTCGGTTCATCGACCACGCGACGGCGGCGGCCACCGTTCTGGAAGTAGATCGACAGATTGTCCAGGCGGGTAATCAACATGGCATTGGCCGGGAAGGACGGCACACGCACAGCCGGCAGGCCACCGATGCGCTTCTGGCTCACGATGATGTCAGCGGCCAGGACTTCGGTCGGCGCTTGTGCCTTGTTGATCAGCGGGAAATACTTGTCATGCAGCAGTTCGCGACCGACGATCACCACCAAGCCGGTATCGTCCTGATACCACGGGTCCAGATTGGTCACCGCGTCATACACGGCGGCATCGAGGTTTACATAATCGGCGCCTTCGCCTTTGCCGATGATGACCTTGCCCGGCAGATCCTGGCCGACCAGGCCCATGACACGCTGCGGGGACTGCTCGCGGATCTGCTGCAGCCAGCCCTTGTTAACGTCCTGCAGCAGCGGATACTGATCGAGATTGGTATCGGCCGCGACCTTCACGCCGTTGAAGCCGATCATGATGCGGTCCAGTGCCTGGCGCTTCAGAATGGCATTAGCCAGGCGCAACTGGAAGTCCTGGAACTTGGCCCAGGCATCGAGCTTGGCATAGGTGATATGGGTATCGAAATTGGTTTTCTCGCAGCGATAGCGGGTGTTCGACAGGGCCGATGCATCGCGGGTGTTACGGCGCTTGTCGCCGCGGGTATCGGTGCGGCTGGCGATGGGGCCGGACACGCCCAGGCCGATCTTCTCGCCTTCCAGTTCATCGACGCCAATCAGGTTGATGCTGGACAGGAATTCCGACGATTCCTGCATTTTGTCTTCCAGCTTCTGCTGCACGCTCGGGTCTACCGAAAACGTCGAATGGACGGCGCCGCCAGCGACATCATTCAGGCTCGCCAGGCGCGCAGTGTAGGCGTTATAGGCGGCACGGGTCTGATTCTTCATGTGTTCTGCTCCAGGGTAAATGCGTAAAAAGGGGGGCGTGCCAGGGCCGGCTTAGAACTCGGTCAGCGCGGCGCCACTGCTGCCGCCACCGGTGGCCGGTGGGCGCTGTACGTTGCTCTTGTCGGTCAGATTGACGGTCTGGCGGAACTGCTCGGCGGTGGTTGATTCATCGCCGACACGCTTCTCCAGCTTCTCCAGGCGCGCCACGGCCTCGGCGACATCCTTGCTAGTCTGCGCGGTGGCTTGTGCGAACTCGCCCACCTTTTCGGCCACGGCGGTCATGGCAGCAACCACATCGGCGTGCTGGGCATCGGCTTTCTTCTCGCCGCCACCGATGCGGCTAAACAGTTGCTTGATGGTCTCGGCCACGCTCGGGCCGTCTTCCTCGAATTCGATCTTGGCTTCGATGGCTTCGGAGAACAGGTTCTCGGGCTTCAGCTTGCGCGGGGTGAAGGGGGATGCCTTGGGATTGGTGGCCGAGAACTGCAGAATTTCGGTACCCAGGCTAGCGGGACTGTCGGTGACGGCCAGGCCGACCAGATAGGAACTACCGGTATCGGCAAACTTGTCGGCCAGCTCAATGCTGGTGTAGATCTTCTGACGATCCTTGTTCATGGCGATGAGTGCGGGTGTCGGCTCGATCTGTGCGAACAGGGCCAGTCGCTTACCGTTCTCGGTATCGACTTCTTCCGCCTTCAGCGACAGCACATCGCCATACGCCTTGAACGGACCATCGGGCAGTAGGCTGCGCAGGTGTTCGACCCACACGCGAGCGCCGTAGGTTTTCACGTTGTAGCTGTCGGCCATTTGCTGGATTTGCTCGCGGGTGATGCAGCGACCGTCAGTGGTCGCGCCCTCAGTCGCGACGCGGAAAAATTTGCTCTTGGTTGCCATGAGTTTTCGCGCTCGTTATCGGTTGATCGGATAACGCCATCTTCTGCCGATGGGCGAAATGCTTCAATGAAGTGAGGGTTGAAAAGGGGGATAGCGACTCTGCAAAGTCCCCGCTACGCGCGCGCGCCGCCTACGCTTGCGGCATGTTAGATATTCCAGAAGACATCAAGGACAACATCGATCAGGCGACCGAGCCTCGGCAGCTTGCGCGCCGCCTGTATTTCGAGGGCTGGCGCATCTCGTCGATTGCGCGCCACCTGAAGATTAAGCGTTCCACCGTCAATAGCTGGAAGCACCGCGATGAATGGGAAAAGGTATCGCGCCTGGAGCGCGTAGAGATTGCCCTTGAAGCGCGCATAGTGCAACTGATCGCCAAGGAAGTAAAGGGCAATGGCGAGTACAAGGAACTCGACGCGTTGATGCGTCAGCTTGTGCAGGCCGCGCGCGTGCGCCGCTATGAACAGCCGGGCGGCAACGAAACCGACCTCAATCCCAAGATCGCCAATCGTAACGCCGGCCCCAAGAAGAAGCCGGTGCGCAATGAGTTCAGCGAGGAAGCGCAGCAGCGCATCGTCGAGGCATTCAACGAGTCACTGTTTGACTATCAAAAGGTCTGGTACCGAAACGGCAGCGAGCGCACACGCATCATCCTGAAGTCGCGCCAGATCGGTGCGACCTGGTACTTCGCACGCGAGGCATTGATTGATGCCATCCAGACCGGGCGCAATCAGATTTTTCTCTCAGCCTCGAAGTCGCAAGCGCACGTCTTCAAGCAGTACATCATCCAGTTTGCGAAGGATGCGTGCGGCGTGGAGTTGTCCGGCGATCCCATCGTGCTGCCCAACGGCGCGCACCTGTATTTCCTCGGCACGAACGCCAGGACCGCGCAGGGCTATCACGGCAACTTCTATTTCGATGAATTCTTCTGGACGCACAATTTCACGGAATTGAACAAGGTCGCGTCCGGCATGGCCTTGCACAAGAAGTGGCGCAAAACCTATTTCTCGACGCCCTCGGCCACTACGCACCAGGCCTATCCCTTCTGGACCGGCGAGGCGTTCAACAAACGTCGCGCCAAGGGCGACAAGGTCAATATCGATGTGAGCCACAAGCGGCTGTCATCGGGCTTCACGGGCGAGGACAAAATTTGGCGCCAGATCGTCACGATCATGGACGCTGCGGCCGGTGGTTGCGATCTGTTCGACATCGACGAACTGCGCGACTTCGAATACTCGCCGGACCAGTTCGATAACCTGCTGATGTGCAATTTCATCGACGATTCTGCGTCGGTGTTTCCGCTCGCTGACCTGCAACGCGGCATGGTCGATTCGTGGGTGGACTGGGACGACTACAAGCCCTTTACGGCCCGTCCCTTCGGCCACCGGCCCGTGTGGATCGGCTATGACCCTTCACTGACGGGCGACAGTGCCGGCTGCTCGGTGATT